TACATCAACGCGATTGCCGAGAGCACACCGGGCGCGCAGAACGTCCTGGCCTACGCGGAGATCGTGCGGGACCGCTCGCTGCGCAGGCAGACCGTCGCCGCGTTGGAGCACGCCAAGGCAACAGTGATGCGGGAGGGCGCCAGCGAGGCGATCTCCGCGCTATCCGTCGAGCTCGACGCGCTGCAGGCCCGCAAGCAACGCACCGCGATGACCTGGGCCGAAGTCTTGAACGCCAGCCGCAGGCGCATGGAGGCCGCGCAGGAAGCCCGTGCGAACGGCGGATACGTCGGGGTGGCTACCGGGCTCCCGAAGCTCGACCGCTGGATGGGCGGCCTGCACGGCGGGATTCTCGTCGTGATCGCGGCGCGGCCCTCTGTCGGCAAGACCGCGATGGTCCAGCAGTGGCTACTCCACGCCGGCTCCCGCGGGCTCTCTGCGGGCGTGTGCTCGCTCGAGATGCAGGCCGATGAGTTGGGCACGCGGTCGTTCGCGAACCGCTACGGGCTGAGTGTGACGAGCCTGTTTCGTGGCGACACGGCGGCGCTCGCGGAGTTGGGCAGGCTCCAGGCCGAGCGCCCGATCTCAGGCTACAAGATCATCACCGATTGCAGCACCTACGATCTGGCCGGGATTGTCTCGCAGATCACCGAATGGCGGCGCCGCGAGAACATCGCCTATGCCGTGGTGGATCACATCGGCTTGGTCGAGGGCGTCACCGAGACCCGCCGCGATCTCGTGCTCTCGCAGATCACGCGCACGCTTAAGAAGCTCGCCAAGCGGCTCGAGATGCCCATCGTCGCGGTCTCGCAGTTGAATCGCAGCGTGGAGAAGGAGAAGCGCCGGCCGATGCTCTCAGATCTGCGGGACTCCGGTGGGATCGAGCAGGACGCCGACATCGCGCTGTTCCTGCACTCCAGCGACGAGGTTGGCGAGAAGGAAATCATCGACGTTGAACTCGGGCTGTTGAAAAACCGCAACGGCCGCAAGGGCTGGATGACCGGCTTCCGGTTCGACGGCGCGCGGCAGAAGTTCATGCAGATGGAGCAGGAGCAATGAGCCACCGCAAACTCAGCCCGGAAGCCGTCGCGCACATCCGTCGCGGTGAAATGCCGAATGTCGCTTACGCCGAGCTGTACGGCGTCAGGCTCAGAACGGTGTGGGACATCCTCCACGGCAGGGCCTATGTGACCAAAGAAAAGTGCGGTGGCAAGCGTAGGCCGCTTGGCATGAGCAACGCGGAGATCAACAAAATCATACGCGCGCGCTATCCGGTTGGAGGCTACCAGGCGTGTTTGCCAGAACTCCGGTTTTTGACAAGGCAGGCTGTTAAGTCGAGGGCCAACCGTATGGGTGTGTCGATGCCGTTGGACGTGCAGAAAAGGCATATGTCGATGGGCGCGAGATCCACTGTGAAGATCCGCCGGGCTTGCGATTGGCATGCGCTGGAAGATCGGGCGATGGCTCGTGTGAGCTGGCAGAACTCGTGGATCAACAGGATGAAGCCCGGCTCAAACGCTTCACCCTGGAAACCGTAGAGATTGATGGAATGGAAACAAGGCAGCCCCTACTTTCTGGCTTCCGGGAAATGGAAGATCGCCAAGACCTACACCGGAACGGAAGCCGCATACGAGCTATGGCACGACGGCAAGCCTATCGCGTTTCGGTTGGCGAGCGCGGAGCAGGCGAAACGGATTGCGGAGGGGAGAGATGCGCGAGGAGCTAATCGGTGATTGCCGGCTTATCTTGGGCGACTGCCGCGAATGGCTGTCTCAAGTGCCGCATTGTCTCAGGGTTGGTGCCGTGATTACTGATCCGGTGTGGCCGAAGCACGGCGAGATATTTGGCGACATAAACGCTTATGAACTCTTGATGGAGTGCGCTTCGTGTTGGCCTCGCATTGCGCCTAGTGCGGTGGTGGTTATGCGCAACGACCAAGATCCGAGATTTCTAAGCGCAATCCCCATGCCGTTCCTGCAGGCGATGTGGATGCGGTATGCCGCCGTGGGGTATATCGGGCGGTTCATGACAGGCAACGAGCTCGCCTATGCGTTTGGTGAATGGCCGAAAAGCAAACTTGGGAGGCGGGTGCTCCCGGCCATGTCTCCAGTTGAAACGATGCCACAGAAAAACGGCCACCCCTGTCCGCGTTCTCCGCTTCACATGCAATGGCTGGTAGAGAACTGGTCAGATCATTCCGTGCTTGATCCATTTATGGGTTCTGGAACTACAGCGATCGCTTGCGTTCGTTCGCAGCGCCCATTTATCGGGATCGAAATAGACCCGGAGTATTTTGAAATTGCATGTAGGCGCGTGGAGGAGGAAACCAAGCGCGTGCCGCTGTTCAAGCCGCCTATAGAGGGGGAGCAACAGGACATGCTGGCATGAACAACGCCCAACACATCAATCAGGATAGCGGTGACACGGAGTATTACACCCCACCCGCGATTATCGAGGCGGCGCGTGAGGTCATGGGGTGGTTCGACCTTGACCCAGCCTCCAGCGAAGCCGCGAATCGGGTTGTGAAGGCAAGAAGTATTTTCACTGCCGTCGACGACGGGCTCAAGCAGCGGTGGCATGGGAAGGTCTGGATGAACCATCCGTTTTCACGCCGGTACAATGCGGCGTGGATACGCAAGCTGATCGATAGCCATTTATGCGGGCAGGTCAAGGAGGCGTGCTGCATCACCTACGCAGCAACGTCTGAGCGATGGTTCGAGCCACTGTTGCTTCATCCGCAGTGCTTTCTGTTGCCGCGAACGAACTATCTGCTGCCAGACGGGAGTATCAAGCGCGGAGTCACGAAAGGCTCTGTGGTGACGTATGTCGGTAGAGACGTGCAGAAGTTTACCGAGGTGTTCTCCAGGCTGGGCGTGGTCAAGGTGGTGGTATGAGATACCGCAGCCCCAAACTCCTGTCCTCCGCTCGCGGCGAGGAATGCTGTATGCAGTCAGAGAACTGCAACGGTAATCCCGAGACGACGGTGTTCTGCCACTTGAACGAGCAGTTCGCAGGCAAGGGAATGAGCCAGAAAGCCGACGATTGCGCGGGGTTCTACGGCTGTTCGTCCTGCCATCAGCTCTACGACACCGGCCACGTCGAGGGCTGGATGGTGCTCAGAGCCTATTACCGGACGATACGGCGGATGTTGGAGACGGGGGTGCTCAGGGTATGAGGACAATCCTCGCAATCGACCCAGGGACCACGGAGAGCGGCTGGTGCCTGTTCGACGGGGGCGTGTTGGATAGCGGCGTCACGCATAACGAGGACATGCTGAGTCTGTTGATGGACCCGCAGCCGGATACCGTCGCTATCGAGTACATCGAGAGCTACGGGATGGCTGTGGGGAAGGAGGTGTTTGCGACGTGCGTATGGGTCGGTCGGTTTATTCAGGCTTGGCGAGAGCCGGATGAAGTCCTGCTCGTCCCGCGCCGCACCGTGAAGATGCACCTATGCCAGTCGCCAAGGGCCAAGGACGCGAATATCCGCGCCTCGCTTATCGACAAATTCGGTCCCGGCAAGGAAGCGGCGATTGGGAAGAAATCAAATCCCGGCCCGCTGTACGGGGTCAAGTCTCATGTGTGGGCGGCCCTCGCGGTTGCCGTGACCGTACATGAGGGGGCGGCATGAACCCCAACGGCTACGACATCGCCGTCACGCTCGACACCCCAGCGCGGAAGGAATACGCGCTTAAGGTAGTGTCCAAGTTGCCGGTGCTGGATAAGGAACCGTATCGCATCAGTTGCAAGCGCAAGCGCGCCGATAAGAGCCGCGAGCAGGAAAACCACTATCACGCTTTGATTGACGACATCGCCAATCAGTATGAGCACGCCGGCAGGAGGTGGGGCGCGGAGGACATGAAGCGGCTGCTTGTCGATGCGTTTTGGCACGACACCAAGGATGACGAGGAATTGAAAGAGGCGTGGCAACGCATGGGCGAGCACAAGATTGTTCCGGCAATGGGGCGCGACGGGTTTGTTGTGTTGGGATTCCAGACGCGCCGTTTCCCAAAGAAGTTGGCAATGGCATTCATCACATGGCTGTACGCATTCGGAAGCGACAACGGTGTGCAATGGTCGCAGCAGGAGAACTGGCAAGCATGACCGAATCCATCCTCGAGGAAGCGCAACGCCTGACGACCGGAGACAGGAACCATGACTACGGGACACCGCTTGATGACTTCACCCGCACCATCGGCATGATCAACGCGCTGTTCGCGCACAAGCTCAAGGCTCCGTTTGTGCCTGAAGATTGGCCGCTCATCATGCAGTGCTGTAAATGCTCTCGCGAGGTCAATCACCACAAGCGCGACAACGCAGTGGATGG